TTTCTCTTTATCTTTATAGTCTTTTAGTACTAATTTTAAAACCAAATACAATTTGAATAACGTCTAGGAAAATATCCATAAATCTCAATCTTTGAAGCTGAATTCTGTATATGTTGGCAAACTTTTTGCTTATAGATTTTAATATCTGGCTTATGCTAGGGCTATTTTCAGCATCTTTTGCTTTTAGTGCATGAGATATTTGAATTGCGGCTTTATTAAATAAATAAGACCAGATATTGTTGTGCTTACATTTCATGCTGTCGACCATTAGGCCTAACAACCTGTAATTGGGTCTACCATCGATTAAAAACTCTTTACTAAAATCTGCCAAGTGGAAAGTTGCATCCATGTCCATATCAATGAAAATCAAGTGTAAGACATTGTACAATTCTTTAGCCTCCCCGTCTAAATTTAAATGATTTAATAGTGATATATAATTTATTAAATAAGCCATATTTTCACCATTTGTAAAGCCGTCACCGGTAAAAGTCATGGTTGATTTAAATAATAAGCTTTTTTCTTTCATTATATTAACAAAGGCATTCTGCAATGTCATGTATGATTGGCCTCTTTTGCCATATTGGATTTTTAAATTTGGCGTTGCTTCAATAACCTCAAATTCATCTGCATCCATAATGTCATCATTGAGAAAGTCAAAATTCATCTCTGCGTCAGTGCCTTTGCATTCTATAACATTTGAAAGTTCTAAAAGACTAGTTCCTATTACTCTGTCATAATTGCAAGATAATAATGTTCTTGATTTCATTAGTTGTGTTATATTTAATTTGCTTGATAGTATAGGCGGACCATCAAAATCTTGCATTTTTGAAAGATCAATCTTTCTAACTGTTGCATATGTATTCTCTGAAATTATAAGTTTTGAATAATAAACTTCTTCTTCATTCAAAAACTTGATGTTTTCATAATCTAATATAGCGTCATCATATTTTTGATGGACTGTGACTTCACAATGTGGTATCACAACATATGATTTCCTACCCTCAAATTCAATAACATTATTTTCATTTTGGATGTCAGCCCCTGTTTTGACATCATAGAACACCCTCTTTGCATTTCTCCTTTGAGAGCAAATATACCAGTTCTTGGGTTGTATTTCACATTTTTCAAACATTTCAAATGATAAATTGTGCCTAGCTGATAATAAGTTACGTCCAGCCTGCTTTATGTTGCTATGCTTAGTTTGTCTTACAGACATTATAGCACCATTCAATTTTTTATCCATACCTATAATATGCATGGTGGCTGAATGTGTGACTAGCTTCAGGTCTATAGGTCCAGTATTTAGAGATCTATTGCTTTGCCAATTATTCCATATAACATTCTTTTGCCCCAGCTCATTTTGAAACCTTTCCATATCATCTGTTTTTATTTTATTTAAATGAAATAATATGGGTAAAAAGGAAGTTCTTCGGTTTGAGTTTAGTAATTTTTCCAATAATGTAGAGACTTTATAATTCCTAAATGTGTAATTTTTAATAATTTCATCTACAAATTTATTTCTATGTTGCTTAGATACAACTTGATCAGTAAAATGAGCAATTAATCTAAAGCATTCATCAGCCACTAGTGTAGACATATCTAGAGAGGAGGAAACCAAACCTTTCTGATTATATCCAATAGCATTTTTTTGAAAATAACAACCAAAATAGTGGCTGTCAATTTTTAAATTCCCTATTATTGATTGACAGAATTGGGTAGCTGTTGAAACCCTATTTGGAATAATAAACATCTTAACTTTGTGTTCTGTAGCTTTAATATAGCTGTAGCAAGATTGATAAAATCGAGTCCATTCCTGTATTTCAAAGATTAGGTCCTTTTCTCCTTTTACAACTTCGTTCATTCTTATATGATCCTTGGCCTTTTCTTCTATTCCTGTTTCTCTAATAAACTCTTGTAGAAACCAAACATCTCTCTCAAGGATTTGAGGATCTGCATTCGGTGGGCAAAATTCTCTATTTCTATATGCCCTAATAACAACAGCTGGGCTATAATTGATTATCTTAATATTTCTGAATTCAGGCATAGTACTACATGTTAAGCCATTTCTTTGCTTTTTCTCAGTTAAAACATGAAGTATTTCCGAATTTATTGTAGTGACTGCAAGGGGGTCATTCACTACAACACAGTTCATCACTATACCCAAATCATCTTTTGAAACCTCATACATTTTCAAATCCTTTCTAATACTTTCTAATGCCTCTTTTATTGTTTTCTTGCCAATAATATTCTGACTAACACTCTCTTGTTCCAAAATCATAGTAAATTTGTCTGAAATTCTTGTATAGTCTATTGTAGGCTTTTTAGAAAACAATACTTGCTCAATAAAAAGCTGTGCAGGATTTTGAATTGATAAGCTTTCTTTGAATCTTTTTGAGTTGTATCTAAATAATATTGTATTTTTGTAATCCTCATTATTTTCACCTTTTGTAACTAGTAATTCTGGATGATTTATCATATATTCTAGATTGGCTTTATATTTAGGCTCATCAATTATTAAATTTTTGTAGTCCTTATAAGAATCAAGCTTAATTAATGCTTTTTGTGTTGTAAACTTTCTTGGTGTTAGCACAGATCTGTTTCTCATATCTGAAGTTTCTCCCATCTTAGATGCAGAATCAATTTCCACTCCTAATGTTATATATCTTAGTACTTTTAACTGAAATATTTGCTCATCTGATAATTTAGCAATTGACCAATTGTTAATATCTTGCAATATATCTTCTATACGTTGGCCTCTCATATTTGTTGATGATAGTTTTGAAACCATCATATAAAGGTTATACACGTTGATAGAATCTAAACCTAGAAGGACTAGCATATGTAGAGGGCAGTTTAAAAGTCCTCCAAGTTCAATAGGTATCAGGAACCTATCTTGGATCATCAAGGCTTCACAGGGATCATTATATTGGCCTGGCATCATATTGTAAGTAGAATAGCTGAGCCACTGGGACATTGCTATTGCCACCCATGCATATGAGGGTGGACAACCATGCTTAATAGCGGTTTGAACACTAGTTATCCTGGAGCTAAGATCTTCATATGGTCCCAGATATGCGCAGTCACCAACAGATGTCAATAAAAATCTACCATATATTGAAAATGGTTCTCCGAAAATGTTAAAGAGTGAAACAAATTCTTTCAGTCCATTAGTAACATATGTCTTTTTCTTATTTACTTGGTTACCATGAGATAGACATACCATAATGAAAGAGTCATAGCAAAATCTGATTATATCATCGTCATCAAGTTTTCCTTGATTAGCTATAATTGATGTATGATTGTCATCAGAGTGGACTAAACTTGAAATAAAAGCCTCACCGTCTAGCAAAGCTAAACCTTTTTTTATAATATCCTTATATGTTCCCATGCTGACTGTGTGGATATATGAAGAGGTATAGTTCAAATTGCCTTGGAACCAGTTGTTTCTTATTTGTACCCAATTTCGTTTAAAATCCATTGTCATATCTTTAATTATATCATTTTCATATTCTTTAAACTGATCAAAGATAGAATTCAATAAAGCATCTGGGAGTATTAGCTTTTTGTTCATATATCTGCAAAAAAACTTTAAAATACTTGTTTTTTCTTCAGGGTACAGGATTGGATTTAGTGCAATTAACCAAAAATATTTATATGTAACATCTTGGGCGCTCCACTTTGACATATCTGCATTTATGTCGATTTTAATGGGTTTTTTGTTTGTTTTCAGTCCTGTATCATTTTCAGTTCTATTCTTCTTACAGACAGAGATAATCTCTCTTATCTCCTGATTTGCAATATTCTCTAAAACTTTTAGCTTACTATCACCAGGTTCAGATATCATTTCTTCTGGATTACTCTTACAAAGCTCTTTCATTATTCTTTCAATTACATATAAAGCCATTTTGGTTTCATATTCACCCACAAATATTTCCCTATCCTTTGCAGTCTTTTGGCCCTTGTTGAAAAATGAAAATACATATTCTTCTTTATCCTGCATGACACTTAGCATATATTTAATAGCATCTTCATCTTGAATTTCCCCTTGTTTTGATTTTTGGTATAGTATATCAAAAACTTTGGTTGATCTAATATCAATATAATCTGGTATTTTTGCTTTTAAATCTAAATATGTTGATTTTTCGACTTTTTGATTTAATTCAAATTCTTCAACAAAGGCTGGATTTGCTATATTTTTAGCCTGCCTTAGATTTCCACCTTTCTCCTTGGTAAAGTCTCCTTGCTCTATACAAGATTTGGAGCTGGTTAAGGTTGAGATTGTATATATCTTTCTTTTAAAATTATTCCGATTTTCAATTTTCATTCTAAGATAAGATTTCCTTTGGGTATCTAGATGAAGTTGACGTGCTATACCATAGATGAGTACCTTTAAGTTTACACTCTGGGGTTTTGGTGTTGTGGACCAGGGGAAGAAATTTTCTCTTCGTTGCTCACTTTCAATTTCTAAAATAGTTTTTGCTAAGTCTATCATTACATGATGCTTCTCATGCAAGCCTTTGGAATTAAAATAGAATGGCAAATAGATTTGATTTATATATTCTTTCAATGATACTGACCCACTAAACCAGATTGATTTCAATAACCTAGATTCTTCAACTCCCTTCTGTGTAATATCATAGTCGTCTAATGCTATTCTTCTGGGTTGGATCAAATGTTTCTGATTGAAAGCTTCAGAACATGCATCTCTTATTAATCTTGACATATATACTGAAAACAATGTCTTGGTCATTGGATTGAATTTTTCACCAATGTAACCCTTTACAGAGCTGGTTATGGCCAATGAATTCATTATCATATACCTAGAGGGCTCTGTTAATGTTAACAATGGTTTTGTTATAGACAGTGAAGTGAATAGGCAGAAATTCATGACGTCTTGTAATTTAATTGTCGGATTGTTGTTATACATTAATAAGCAGCTCTGCAGAAACAACCCAGGACTTGTTACTATTCTTTGACATCTTTCCTTATCTAATCTAATAGGTTTTGAGATAGATAAAAACCCACTAATTGTTTCGAATGTTTTATAATTACAGCCAGGATCCATTAGTTCATCTTTATCTTTATGAAATGCAATTATAGAATAGCATGTTGTGGCCTGTTTTGTCTTAATATCAGAACTAGGATATACAACTGCCATAATAGAATTGTTAGCGCAGAAACATAGTCTAAATGTGTTATGTTTATTATATTGTGAGGCTCCAAGAATTCCTTTCATTAGTACTGAAAAGTCATTTATAGCAGACCAATACTGAGTCGAAGTTATCCCCTCTATAGTATTCCAAGTTTCTTTCGATGACTCATATATATTATGCTTATACTCATCAAGAAAGCAGCCTATTTTTATTAATTCAGATCTCTTAGACAGTACTCCTTTAACTGAATGCATCATTTCATTTGCAGCATCAATGATCACTTTGTCTTCGAAATCAAGCATTTTTGGTTTGTCTGTGCTGACATCTTGCTCAGTCCTTAACGCAAACCTCTTCCCTTTGCCAATCCCAAGAAATTTAGTTTTGAACCTTGATTGTATGTCTTGAGAGATAGGATTAAGATCCATTTTAAATTGTTGTTCCCATAAAACTTTTGAAGTCCCAATATGAATTGAGTCCAGTTTCTTTGACTTCCTCTCTTTCTCTTGGAGCCTTGATTCACTTTTGATTCTGGAACAAAAGTTTTGGTATTCATCAGGTGCACATGATATATCAAAATTTTCTCCTATTTTTCTGAAAACTTCAATAAAAAGATCGGTCCCTTTTAATGATTGAAGCCTCTTTGAAAAGAATATCAATTTTGAAATTTGGTTGTTTTCCCTTTTAAAATCTGGCTTTGCCCATATGAAATGAAGACTTGGTTTTTGTTTGGTTGGGTCTTTTGTCAAGTTTCTGTCAAGCTTCATTCTCTCATACATCTGCTCCCAACCTTTGGCTATTTCATCATGACTTGGTTTTTCTAATGTCTTCTTCAAAGAGAATATATCTCTTGCAGCATCATTAATATAATCCGTGTAATCATTCTTGTAGCTCTCCTTTGTCTGCAATAAGAAGTCTGACCATTTATCTGCTTTGAATGGGTCATAATGAATTGCCCTTAAGAATAAACTTTGTTCTTTTGGTTCTAAAGTATTGATAAATTTGCGAAATTCTGGGTCATCTTCCAGCGCTGCATTATTTTCACACCAAGGTGCTGTCATAGAGAATTCTCCTGGTCCAGCTTGGGACATAAATAGTTCATCATCTCTAAATTTATCATATAAAGCATCTTTTAGTGAAAAAAACCAGCCGAAATCTAATTCTAATCCATTTATATTAAAGAAATTTTCAAATAAGACCCCTGTATGTTTTATCATGCAGTTATAAGGATTGCATGAAATTATAACAATTTCAAATTGTCTATTGTATTCCTCAAAATATGGTTTGAAAATGTTGTAATATTTATTATAGGTAGACTGTATTGTTTCATCATTCACTACGACTTTATAATCTATAATAAAGGTAACTCCATCTTTGATAGTATAATTGTCTGGAGTGCATTTTATATTTATGTTTTTTCCAATTGTTTCAGGGATTGCATCATTAATGATTTCATCTCCAGGTATGTCATTCCTATAAACAATACCCAGTGATTGACAGAGTTCTTTACCAAAATAATCATGCCTCAACATAAAAAGGTCAGTATCTATTAATAATGCTATTTCAGCATTATAAGCAGCATCAATGCGACGTGAAAGTTGATCGATTGTAGATTGGTCCATTTGCAGAATTTGTTTATTCTTTTTGTTTTTTTGAAAAGAT